AAAGACCTAACTTAAAAGGAGGACGCCGATGGATAGCATACTTATATCCGTTAAGAAACTACTCGGCATGGATCAAGGCTACGATCAGTTCGATATGGATATAATTATGCATATCAACTCAATTTTAATGTCTATAAACCAGCTCGGAGTCGGACCAACAACCGGGTTTTTTATAACCGGAGTTGACGAGACCTGGATTGGTTTATTAGGCACTAGGAAAGATCTTGAGGCGGTAAAGACTTTACTGTACTTGAAAGTACGTTTAATCTTTGACCCGCCGACAACTTCTTTTGTCATTGAGTCTATGAATCGACAAATTACAGAACTTGAATGGCGGCTCAACATTCAAGCAGAAGGAGGAACTATCGATGGCTGATAAAACCAAAACAATAAAAGGCGCAACCGATAAAGAAATCGACGACCTTATTACTCGTTTGAGAAAAGAAAACGAACTTCAAAATTTGGTAGGAGAGATAAAACGCAAAAGCCTACCCCTACCAAACGACTACAGTCAATATGGTTCGGTACCACCTATAAGCATCGACGCTATAAGCACTGAAGCCCCAATAGAATCCCTATACCATATCGGTGTCCTAGGGATGAAGTGGGGTCGTCGTAGTGCTTCTGGATCATCCGGGGCAACCTCCTCGAAAAGCAAGAAGAGTGCGAAAGATGATGTGTCGGAGGACTTTACAAACGCTAAAGGCCTAAAGGCAAAGGGTTATAAAAACCTATCGACCAAGGAACTCAAGGATCTAACTCAGAGAATGCAACTCGAGAAACAGTTGAGAGACCTTAAAACAAGCGACTATACAAAGGGTCTGGATATTGTAAAGGGAATTACTGCCGCCGGCACAACGATCGCAGGACTTTATGCACTCAGTAACACCCCGTTGGGCCAAGCAATTAAAACGGCCGTAAAAACCGCAACATCTAGACAACTTAAAATACCCGGATTCTAAGGAGGCGCCAAATGGGTCTATCAAACACGGCAACTCCGAAGTATTACGCTCAGTTTCGAAACGAGGTGCTTCAAGGTCGAATCCCTATATGTAAAGAAATCTCTATGGAGATGAACCGAGTTGACGAGCTAATCGCTAACAAGGGAATTTACTATGATGAGGACGCGGTTGAGGGGTTCGTTGAATACTGCGAATGTGAATTAACACTTACGGATGGCGCCGATTTGATACTGCTCGACTCTTTCAAACTCTGGGCCGAACAGATTTTTGGGTGGTATTACTTTGTTGAGCGAAGTGTATATGAGCCCGATCCAGATGGTCATGGCGGAACGTATGTCCGTAAGATGATCAAGAAACGGCTAATTAACAAGCAGTATTTGGTCGTTGCCCGCGGAGGAGCCAAGTCAATGTATGCGTCGTGCATTCAAAACTACTTCTTAAACGTCGACACCTCAACCACCCATCAGATCACAACCGCTCCGACTATGAAACAGGCCGACGAAGTAATGTCCCCTATCCGAACCTCGCTAACAAGGGCTCGAGGCCCACTCTTTCAGTTCTTAACTGAGGGGTCGCTTCAGAACACAACCGGCTCAAGGGCCAATCGAGTCAAACTGGCGTCTACAAAGAAGGGCGTAGAGAACTTCTTAACCGGATCGATACTTGAGGTACGCCCAATGAGTATCGATAAGTTGCAGGGGCTAAGACCTAAGGTGTCAACGGTCGACGAGTGGCTTTCTGGCGACATAAGAGAAGATGTCGTCGGGGCCATCGAGCAAGGCGCTTCAAAGTTGGATGACTATCTAATCATAGCCATAAGTTCCGAGGGTACCGTCCGTAACAGTTCGGGTGACACTATCAAAATGGAACTCATGAACATCCTTAAGGGCGACTACATCAATCCTCATGTCTCAATCTGGTACTACCGATTGGACGATGTGAAAGAAGTTGCTGATCCGTCAATGTGGATTAAGGCCAATCCAAATATTGGAAAGACTGTCACATATGAATCATATCAACTCGATGTTGAGCGTGCTGAAAATGCTCCGGCAACGAGAAATGATATCCTCGCAAAAAGGTTCGGCATTCCAATGGAGGGATATACCTATTTCTTCACTTATGAAGAGACAATACCGCATCGGAGAAGAGAGTTCTGGTCGATACCCTGCGCTCTCGGAGGCGACCTTTCACAAGGAGATGACTTCTGTGCATTTACATTCCTCTTCCCTTTACAAGGAGAAGACTTTGGCGTAAAGACGCGATGCTATATTTCAGCATTAACCCTGATGAAACTCCCAGGAGCAATGCGCATAAAATACGACCAGTTTATTGCTGAAGGATCGTTAATGGTATTAGATTGTACCGTTCTAGACATGATGGATGTGTACGACGACCTTGATAAGTATATAACCGACTGTCAGTATGATGTCCGTTGTTTTGGCTTCGATCCCTACAATGCTAAAGAATTTGTAACCCGATGGGAAACAGAGAATGGTCCGTTTGGGATAGAGAAGGTTATACAAGGGGTTAAGACTGAATCGGTTCCATTAGGAGAATTAAAGACATTCTCCGAACAACATAAGTTAATCTTCGACCAGGAGTTGATGTCCTTTGCGATGGGCAATGCAATAACTCTTGAGGATACAAATGGTGGGCGCAAACTTCTAAAGAAGAGACATGACCAAAAGATCGATAGCGTTTCCGCGCTAATGGATGCGTGGATAGCGTATAAACTAAATAAGACACATTTGAGTAAACATATTTATGAAGGAGAGTTATAAAATGACAAATCTAACACTTACCGAAAAGAATGTTCTTAATAACCTATCTAGAGTTATAAACCGCGAAGTAAGTCTCGGCGATAAACTTGATGAGATGGTCAACGCTGTTGGTGTATCCGGGACTCCGGTCAACGCCGTCGCCGCGTCAGAGATTTTAACTATATCGGGACTTGTCGCCGATGGCGAAACCGTCAGCATCGACAACCCGGCCAAAAGCGGAGCCGATATCTACGAGTTTCTGACCGACGATGCACAGACAAAGACTATCGCCACAAACATCGCTGTGAATATATCGGCGAATGCCGTTAAAGCATCTGGAACGTTGACAGTAATAGCCCAGCCGATAAGCGGTGATACCATAACAATCGGCACAAAGACATACATATTTGTCCCCGCCGGAACAGCCAATGGTAATGGTGAAGTTTCAATCGGAACGGATTTAGCCACCGCTCAAGCGTCAATCGTAGCGGCAATAAATGGAACCGATACAATCAACACGCCTCATCCCCTCGTGAGTGCAGCGGCCTTCGCTGCAAACGCATGCATTATCACGGCATTTGTAGGTGGGGCAGTGGGGAATGCCATCGCTACAACAGAGACACTTACCAACGCCGCTAACATATTTGCGGCAGTGACGCTTACATCAGGAGCCAACTGCACGGCAGCGAACGCCACACTTGCCATTGCCGCGGCGATTGTCGCCAATGATACACAAGATGTTGCCGGCGTAAAAGGCACTGGTAGTAGCGTTGTTCTGACGTCCGATGTCGCTGGTGTCGTTGGGAATGCCATCACAATCGCCAAAACAATGGCAAATGCCACGTTTGGCGCAGGGGCCACTCACCTTAGCGGTGGCATAGACGGTACAGTCGCAACAAGCCCTAAGATAATGATCGACGACACGTATTTATATGTGTGCCGCACAGCCAACACGATATCCGGAGCAAATTGGCGCCGCATCGCCATCGGTGCAGCGTACTAATAGCCGGAGAGTAAAGTAAATAGGGAGGTAACATAATGATTCAGGATAACCAATACTTCTTATCTCAATCAGGGGTTAAAGGTATGAAATGGGGGACTAGGCGGCAACAACGTCCAGATGGAACCCTAACCCTAAGAGGTTTGATGAGTACTGGTGCAGAAAAAGCTGCTAAAAACGAGGATTTTACATACTCGAGTACGCGTACTCAAAAGCTTCAGAAAAAGGCCGATACCGCAAAAGAGTCGGCAAAGGAATGGGACGATATTGGGGGAAAAAGCTCGGCCAAAAATAAAGCAAAAGATCTTGCGGACTCGAAAAAGTACGATGAAAAAGTACAGCGATCAAAGGAGCTCGATGTTCTTCGTGTTAGAGCGGAAGGGGCATATGCTTCGGCCACAAAAGGCCAAAAAATTGCGGCCGTTCTTTTACGTGGCGAAAGTTTACGAACATCCCTGTATTCAAAAATGGTTCTTGATGCCGATGGTTATCTGAATACTGGAAATAGGATGGCCCGATCCCTTATAAAGGACTCAGTTCTTATCAGTTCCATCGAGTCGAACTATATCAATAAACGATAACGCGGCATAGGAGGTGATTCGATGCCAGAACCTTTAAACAACCGATTAAAACACGCTTGGAATGCATTTAGGAGTCGTGAACCGACCGAATCGGCCAATGACTACCGCAACACCGGATACGGGTCATATACCCGTCAGGACCGAACACGAATGCACGTAACCAACGAGCGATCAGTCATCATTTCGGTTTATAACCGAATTGCACTTGATGTCGCCGCCGCAAACATACAACATGTACGTTTAGATCAAAATGGAAGGTTTGCAGACGGAATAATTTCTGGTCTGAACTACGTATTAACATCTGAAGCAAACATCGATCAGACAAGCCGGGCGTTTATACAGGATCTTGTCATGTCTATGTTTGACGAAGGCGTAGTTGCCGTCGTCCCAGTGGATACAACCATTGACCCAACAATTTCTGGAGCATTTGACATCCAAACAATGCGAACAGCCAGGATAATTTCATGGTATCCTAAACACGTTCGAGTCCGAATATACAACGAGAACAGTGGCCTACAGGAAGAGCTTACTCTTCCTAAAAGTTCTGTGGCAATCATCGAGAACCCGCTGTATTCAGTCATGAACGAACCGAACAGCACCTTGAAACGACTACTTAAGAAGTTGTCAATCCTTGATGCTATCGACGAACAAAGCGGAGCGGGAAAGTTAGACTTAATCATCCAGCTTCCGTATATAATTAAGACTCCGGCTCGAAAACTCCAGGCTGACGAGAGACGCAAGGATATTGAGATGCAACTTTCAGGCTCTAAGTATGGTATTGCTTATACCGACGGGACAGAGAAAGTTACTCAGTTGAATCGTCCAGCTGAAAACAACCTTATGTCACAGATTACGTATCTAACGAGTATGCTTTATAGCCAGTTAGGTTTAACGGAGTCCGTGTTTAATGGAACAGCAGATGAAAAAACCATGCTGAACTACGCTAATAGAACCATCGTCCCAATTTTATCGGCAATAATCGACGAGTTTAAGAGGAAATTCCTGACTAAGACTGCAAGAACTCAAAACCAGTCAATCATGTACTTCAAAGACGCATTCAGTCTTGTTCCGGCAACCGAGTTGGCTAACATTGCCGATAAGTTTACCCGCAACGAGATTCTATCGTCAAATGATGTGCGAGCCATTATCGGCTACAAGCCTTCCGGGGACCCAAAAGCTGACGAGCTCCGGAACAAGAATTTAAATGCATCGACCACGCCCCCGAAGGAGCAGTCCGTAAGAGATGCGAACAAATTGGAAGGAGAACAATCAAATGGGTAAAGACAAATTTGATTTTAGTGGATATGCCACTAAAAACGATCTTAAATGCACTGACGGACGCACAATCCTTAAAGATGCATTTAAACATCAGGATGGCACGACTGTCCCATTGGTGTGGGCGCATCTTCATAGTGAGCCCTCCAATATTCTTGGTCATGCGATTCTCGAGAATCGTGCAGACGGGGTCTATTGCTATGGAACGTTCAATGATACCGCCTCAGGCAAGGATGCAAAGGAACTTGTCGCACATGGAGACATTAGTTCCCTGTCAATCTATGCCAACCAGCTCAAAGAGAAGGCGAAGCAGGTAATGCATGGCGCCATTCGCGAGGTTAGTCTTGTAATGGCAGGGGCAAATCCCGGTGCATTCATCGACAATCTCAGCTTTTCTCATGCCGATGGTGAAGATGTTGTTGATAACACAGAAGCCATCATCTACACCGGTATTACTCTATCTCACGGAGATACTTCAAAATCGGAGTCAGACAACGAGCCGACCGTCGCCACAGTGTTCAACACGTTCACCGACGAACAGAAGAACGTTGTCTATGCGATGATTTCACACGCCGTTAGCGAAGCGTCCGGAGAAGATCCGGTCGAACATGACGACGATGAAGGCCAATCGCTTGAGCATGCGTCCGAAGCAACCGTGAAGGATGTCTTTGACACTCTCAGCGAAGAGCAAAAGAAGGTAGTTTACTATCTTATTGGCGCAGCGCTTGAAGAAGCCGCCGCTAACCCCAGCGATTCCACGGCCAAACATTCTATTACTGATAAAGAAGGAGATTCAATCATGAAAACTAACGTATTTGACCAGGCAACTCAGACCTCTTCGGAGAATTCCCTGAGCCACGATCAGATGGCGACCATCATTGGCGATGCCAAACGTTTCGGCTCTCTTAAGGAAAGCTTCATTGCCCATGCCACAGAGTATGGCTTCGATCCCATCAGCATTCTGTTCGGTCCTGACGGGTATATGACCCGTATCCGGTGTTGCGGTAGTCATTGGCCGATTCGGTCGGTTCACGACTCCTAAATGCATTCCAAGCGTGTTTTAATCGGTTGTTTAAAGGTTCT